CTATTTGGCATCTGCTATCCTTTTAGATTTTCTGATAATATCTTTTGCCATTGCTATGATCTGTGGCCCTGAATTATTGTCAAAAATTGTTATTTCGTGTGATGGATGGACTCCTCTCGCTATAGCAAGTTTTTCCGCACCACTACGGTCACCATTAACTAGAGTAAATCGTGCTTCTGGTGAAATATTTTCTTTTGTAACAATAAAAGAAGCGCCGTTGAGTTTTTGTTTAAGTGATTCAGAAACTTCGTTTGGGGTAATAATTTCGATACGTGTTCCGTTTTCAATTTTAGATTGAAGAATGGATATTAGCTGCTCATTTCCGGCAAGCCATGAAACTCTATTACTCACAACTGTCGCGCTTGTTCCAGTGGAAATGAATTTTTCCATAAATTTGAGCGTATCTTTGGGATTTTTATCTGTTTGTGTGTCAGGAAGATATTTTAATCCTTTTTTTGCTACAAAAATAATTACTGAGATTATTTCTATTATCACTGCACCAATTAAATATTTTAAATATGGGAGTTCTTTGGATTCTAGTATGAACCAAGCATAAGCAATTCCTAGGATTGTTATGAGTGCAGTTAATGCGGTTATTATTAAGAATAAATATAGTGTGTATTTTATTAAGTTTTGCATTTATATCCTTACTTAATCAGGTTCCTTGAATTATTATTTCACGTGCTCATTAAATGAACGTTTTTATAGATAATATATTAGTTACATATATTCTTGGCGAAATTTGCTAACGGATTAGTTTATTTTACTTTAAACTTAGAGTGTTTCATACTAAATATGAGTGAATAGTGTTCTTTGTTGTACCCCCATCATACTCTTTAAGATATCCACCATAATGCCTAAACAACATTTCAGGCCCTTTGTGTCCCATTTGTCCAGCTAGCCAAAACAGATTGGCACCTTGGCTAATATGCCTCGTAGCAAAGGTATGTCTCGTTTGATATGGGTTGCGATATCGGATACCTGCTTTTTTCAATGTTGGTACCCATGCTTTTTTTCTGATTGCATCGGCACCTGCCCAAGCTTTATTTGTTTTCGGATCTTCAAAAATTACACCATCTTTCATGAGCGTGAATTGCTTTTGCTCATTTAGGGCGTTTATGGCTTCATTATTCAATTCAACTTTTCTGGTACTGGCTTTAGTTTTGGTTTTCTTAATAACACCAACGACGCTGGCGGATTGCACGTGTGCAGTATTTTCTATGAAATCTATATCACTCCATCTCAATGCACATAATTCAGAACTTCTTAACCCAGTATTAATGGCAAATTGGAATAAGTTTTTCCATTGCTCACATCTTGCCGCAGCGAGTAGGGCAGAGACTTCTTTAGGTGACAATGGGTCAACAATATAACTGCTTTCATTGTCACTGTTATTTGATTGGTATCTTGAAGCAGATACAAGGCTGACTGGGTTAATTGATACAATCCCATCGGTAATGGCTTCATCTAGCGAGCTGCGCAAAAATGAGAGCTGATTTCGGATGGTTTTTAGTACTGTCGTTTGTTTTTGTATCCAGTTTTTTAGGATCGCCGGTGTCAGTGATGAAACATGTAATTGGTGCAAATCAGACAAGGCACTTTTGCATTTTTTATAACCGCCAATCGTTGAGGGTGATAAATTTCGAGTTTCGCAAATAACTAAATATTCCTCTAAATAATCAATCACTCTTTTTTCGCGATTATTAACACCAAAAAGCATTAATTTTTTAGAGTTAGGAAAATATTTAGCGTAATTAAAAGTGCCTTTTTCAATATTATTTTGAATTTCAGCAAGCAACCTTTCAGCGTATTTAATATTTTTATTATCGACGGTTAATCTTGAGAGAGGCTCTCTACAGAGCGCCCCTCTATAAGTAAACGTGATAACAATAGTTTGGCTGGTTTTGTTGTTACGAACCGTCACCCCTCTTGGTAGTGCGTAGCCTGTTTGTTTTTTCGCGCCCACTTATTCACCTCAGCAATATCAATCCAACGTTCTTTTGAACCTTCAACCTTTAAAACATGTACACCGACTATCCAATATTGCCGTTGTATGCGCTTATTAATGGACTCTGGTGTTTCTCCGTACATATTGCAGTACGCGGAAATAGGCAAACATTCATATAACATAACTTCCTCCTATATCCGCTTGCTTAATGTCGCGGGGAAATAAATCATAGCCTTCTGTGATATTTTGTCTCATCTTGGTCTTGCCTCATCATAGATAAAATAAGCTGGTCAGCAATGTTGCAGGCATGCTTGATATCAGATTCAGTGCATGGTCTGTTTTTTACACTGGCAGCTAATTTGCCTAACTTAATATCAAACTCAGTTAATAACTGCTCCTCGGGTACCCAAGGGGTTAATTGTGGTTGTTTCATGGTGGTTATCCTTTGGTTTTGAATAAACCACCACAGTAAGAAAAAATGCAGAATAAAACTGATTAAGCTTAATCAATTGCTGGCTCGAATAATTTCCTCAACAGGGTAGCATTCGGCAACTTGCCCCTTACTGGCTAATAACTCTCTATCGGCTAAACAATTAATTTCATTGGGATAAATATATCCATAGGGCTCAAATTGGCAATTTATCGTACTGCATACCATTAGGAATAAACCAAACATTACTGTTTACTCCTTTGTAGTTCTGCCTGAGTAGGCAGTATTTCTATTCTAATATGTGCTGGAAAATCATAAGAAACCTTGCAACGCCTATCTGTTGAAACAAACCCGTGCGAGCCATCGGGTAGGGTGATTTTTACTTCCTGGTCTTTTTGGTGTTCGTGTCTTAGCATTGGTCTTGCCTCGTTCGTGACATGTCGCATTAATGGATAACAGCCGATGCTGTTGGGTAACCCAGTTGAAGTAACAACGCTTTTTTTACCAGTGATAGCGTTTGTTCTTCTTGGCGAGTGACTTGTTGAGTCGATGCAGTGGTCCACTCAACACTGCATTTATTGTTAGTTTCATCGTGAGTAATGATGACTTCCAATTTCATGGCCATAAAAATATCTCCTGATAATGCGCCCATTGCTGGGCGCTAAAGTGATTAACGAACCATTAATGAACGGTCACCGACTTCTAAGTGAGCACCAGGTATTTCAATACCATTTTCGATTGCTTCTTTAATGCGCTTTTTATCAGGGGCAGTAATGGTTTGAACATCTACCAACTCATCGGGCAAAGCTGCCTCGTTATCGATGATGACACGCACAACACCAGCACGAGCCGTAAAGGTATTTTTCGTGGTTTTTAACTTGTCTTTGCCTGATGTTAACAAGCAATCCAATGCATATTTTTTCAGGTTCTTAACTTGGTTTTCGAATGATTTTTTACGGTCTGCCAAACGTTTTGATTCTTCATCCAGTGTTTTGGCTTGCCCCTCTAAATTACGTGCATGAAGCATAATTGCATCCAGTTTATCGCCTAGTTCACACTCGATACCCTCTAAGGTATCGGCAACATCTTCGGTGGTGAATTCACCTGTTTCGACGAGTTGTTGTAATTTGCTGTAGTCAGCAGCCATTGCAATAGCAGTTGTCTTGGTCATTAGATTGCCTCTTCTTTTTGTTTCAGTTGGTCTAAACACTCTTTTTCAATTTCATTTAGTCGGCGTAGACGGCCGTTTAAATATTTTTCATATTCACTGTCACCGCGTTGTTTGGCCAACTTGGCATGCGTTGAAATTTCACGGGTGAGGGTAGATGTGATACCCCGTAATTCGTTTGGCGTCACCGCACTGCGCATAGTTTCAGTGTGTCGCGTGAATTTCTCATCCAACTCTTTACGAATGCGGGTCGCATCTTCAGCGTTATCGCTGGCGGCTTTGATTTCATACTCGAGCTTATTACTCGCCACATATTCAGGATTATCATGCATTCCCATATAGACGTCAGAACTAAAGCCAAGCATGGAAAGTGCTTTTTTGATGGCATCAGTGAGTGATTTTTTAAACACTTCACCATCAACCTTAATGCCATAGGTGGTTTGATAGCGGTAAGGTGTAGCGCCGTAGCTTTCAAATTCACCTCTCGTCTCACATTCAATGGTGTACCAAAAACGGATCTTGATTGAGTGGTTCTGTTCGCAGAATAAAGAACCGTCACCGTCTCGTAAAAAACGCGTTGCGACTTGTTTGTTACGTTCATCAAGAACCGGCTCCGCAAGGGGTTTACCATTCACGAATTTTTCTTCAACGATTTCATAACCCCAACCCTCCCCGATAGGGCCGAATATTTCAGTCGCACGCATAAACATGTAAGTGCTGTTAATACTGGTTCCGGTATAACCAACCCCATCAAGTGGTTTGGTAAATCGCGCATCAGTACGCTGCACTCGTTTCCAAATATTGAGGTGGTCATTATTACTATCAATCACTTCATCAATGACTGCTGCGCGTTGTTGAAAGTCATCTTGTTCACTGGCAATTTGCGCAGAAATAACAGGTGCTTCAATCACAACCGGTTCAGGTTCTTTTTCTACTTTAGCTGGTGTGTCTTTTTTCTTGTTGGTGCGCTTTGGTTTTTCCGTTTTGACTGGTACTTCGGGCGTTTCATCATTAGCTGGCTTAGCATCTAAATTATCAACTGCAAAACGGCCACTCCCGAGTGAGGTTACTTTAGGAGTATTGGTACTAAGTTTTGAATCGATAAACGCTTTACGGGCATTGGCATCATCAAATAGTTCGGGCTTTTCGCGTGCCTCGGCCACTAGTGCAAAGATGCTTTCGCGAGGGATATCTAGAACGCTAGGAAATGTGCGTAAATCCATAGATAAACGTTTCCATGCCTTATCTTCAGCGCTGATGAGTTCCTTTGCTTTGCGAATATCTGCACTTTTTGCATCGCTGGGTTTAATGTCCAAGAGTGCGAGGGCAATTTCGAGATCAAGTGCGGCATAATCACGTTTAAGGACAGGCTCGTCCTCAACGGGAGGAAGTTCAGGTTCCTCGGTTAACCAACTTTCACCAAGCGCCTTAGCCTCTTCGATAGTGACATTATCGTCAGCATGCTCATAAACCGCCTGTGCAATTTCCATCGTGGCTTCAGCATCCATTAATGACACTTTGGTGATTTCGGCAAGGCCAGTGGCGATATTGCGAATTTTAGGAGCAGCTTTACTTTCACTAAGATGGTTCAATGTATAAGTGAATTCTTGATCTGTTATTTGAGTTTTACTAAATAGTAGTAAAGCAGCTACGCGAGGTTTAGTGGCCAGCTTTTTAAATTCTTTATATTTAATGGGTTGCCATTTCTCACCGTCAAATTCATTTTCAACAGCAAATTTTTCATCAAACTTATCGAGTGCAGGGCGGGGGGAACCTACAGCATCCTGACAAATAATAGGCTCATCAATATTAAAGTTATCCATCGAATCAGGGTAAGCTTCCGATAGCTTAATCATTGCTGTTGCTGCCGCAATTTTGGCATTCGCTGCATTGAAAGCGATGGTTAAAGGTACAGCGCCATTGGTTCGAGCCTCGGTCGTAGGCTCAAATACACAGATAAAAGTTGTCATTGGTCTTGCCTCTTAATAAGGAATTTGTTCGTCAGTTTTAGAAATGGGTTTGCCTTCTAAGCACAGCAGCATCTGGATCTGGTCTTCCAGTAAGCTTGATTTCACCTGTGCATCAGCAAGAATTTTATTTTGCTCGGTTTTGAGCGCGTCAATTTCTAACTGAACAAGTTCTGCATTGGTTGGTTCTGTAAAAGGAATTTCAGTAAAGTGTTCAGCAATAACGAAGCCTAGTCCTGATTTCACATCAGACTTAAATGCATATGCGTTGAATTGATATGAACCATCAGGTTGCTTCTGTGCATGAATGTAAAGGGTGACACTTAGGGTTTTAGGTTGTGCTTTCATAGCAGCTCCTTTAAAATAACTGTGATCAGTGATTTATCATTGGTCTTGCCTCTTCTAGCGTTTGGTCGCGCTAGTAGAACTCTCGGTTAGCTGTGGTCGGCGACCCGAGGTAAAGGAACCCACTTCGGTGGGTTTTTTTACGTCTGTAAATCAATGCCCGTCTTTCCGAGCTGTCTGGTCTTGCCTCTGGCTTTGGTCTAACTGTTTCCCTGGTGTGGGCTAATTTTTAAGTCTGAACACTTATCTAAACACTTGCTGTAATTGTTTCGATGTTTGTAATATACAAAATATCTTGTATGTCTGTAAACAATTAAATTTGTATTAATTTGTATTTTATCGTGGTTTTGATTGTAATTTATTGTTTTTATAGGGTGATTTATTTTGTTTAATTTTGTGAAAACAGGGAGGTGGTCACGGTTTAAATAGTAGGAAATACTACAAATGGGTTATAGGGAGCTTTAAACTGAGAACAAAACATGAGGGGGAAAGTATAGAGAACATACAAAAAACCCTTGTGCTTTATTGAACAAGGGTGGATATAGATAAATTATAACTTATTCGCTAGCTGACTTTTTTCTGAAGTTTTCATCATTTTTCACATATTCAAACGAGTCAAGAATGATGCCTGTTATTCTTAATATATCTTCAGGGGATTGAATGGTGATTCGGTTATTCGTTAATTCTAAACCTGCACGCTTTATTTCATTACCTAGCAGATCAGTAATCTCTATAGGAACCATGATATAAGCACTATTTTTCTTATCGTAGAATCTAACTATCCAACGATTAACCTTGCCTTGATATAGGACACCAAAGTAAGACTCAGTATCTTTATATTCAATTTCATCACATCCAGTAATCTGCTTTATTTTTTCAAATAAAGTTAATTCAGTCGTTGTGGTAATAATGTTTGGGTTATCGGGATCGATAATATCTTTTAATTCATTAGACTCTTGAGTTTCCTCTGCTGCCGCTTCAACAGGCTCTTCACCGTAAGTAAATTTACCAGATAAGCCAGAAACTACCATCGCACTAACAGAACGCTCAACGGCTTGTTTTACTAGTGGTGTAATAGAGTCAATAAAACGCTGATTTAATTGTCTTTCAACATTAGAACGGCTCGCGACATAGCGAACGAATTCACTATCAACATCTCTGAGGCTCGAGCTAATGGTTTTAGTGAAAGCAGATAAATATACGCTCTCTTCAGCCAGTGTTCTTAATGCTTCTGGTTTAAATTTATCATGTCTAAAACGGAATAATTGGCTTGCGTCTGAATCACTAATTTCATCCATTCTAATGCGTAAGAATGGAGTAGGGTCCATAACATTTTTTTGTTTTAAATCAGTGAAAAAACGCCACTCTAGCCCATTGGTTATTGCTGAGATTGTAACTTCAGGAGTCGAGTTAAAATATCTAGAAAGCTGAGGACAATGGTTATCTAATTTTTCAAAATAGCATTTGGCTTCGATAAACATAACGGGGACATCTTGACAGAATAGAGCATAGTCAACACGTTCATTTGCTTTTACACCAGGGAAGTCAGCACCGTATTCTGCTTTGACTTTTTGAGGGTCATAAGGGCTAAAGCCGAGGATATCAAGGAAAGGCAAGATTAATGCCTGTTTAGTTGTCTCCTCTGTTGAGCAATGTTGCCCAACTTGTTTTACATGATCCACATGATTTTTAAGCTTTAACTTGAAATTTTCCATAGGGTTACCTTAGTAATCAAGAACAGAATACCAAAACATTCTGCCAATAATCATTACGCTGTTTTCATCAGCCTCTTCATCGTCGTATTCTTCACGGTTATAACTGCGAATAATAAGTTTTCCACCTGGTTTTCGATAAAGCATTTTTAAACGTTTCAAGCCATCTTGATCGATAGCGTAAACTTTTCCATCAATAATTTTTTTATTAGATACATCAATGGCAATAGCAGAACCGTCTGGTATTACCGGCTCCATACTATCGCCACTTGCTGGAAAACAAATAATTGTTGAGCCATCAGTAGGGGCACCAATCTTGCGTAGTGTTGATTTGGCAAACCTTAATTTAAAACCGTTGTAATCCACATCAATACTACCGCCGGTACCACAAGCAAATTCAATATCTTTATAGAATGGCACTTCTACTTCATCGTAATCCAAAGGCGTTTTATTATCCCAAGACTTTATCCCTCCCCATTCATTTTCAGGAGGTAGGGTATCGTTCTTGTCTTCTTCTCCTGTAACCAACCAGCTAACAGAACACCTTAAGGCAGCTGCAAGTTCGGGCAAAAAGCGAGGACGTTTTGTTTTTCCGCTTTCTAATTGCTCTATTGACTGCTGTGTAGTGCCAACGGTTTCGGCTAACTCTGTTTGAGTGAGGCCGAGAAGAATTCTTTTATTTTTTACGCGTTCAGAAATTGACATATAAACCCCTTTATAACTCTAGAGGATAATTACAAGAAAACCTGTAATTGACAAACAAACTAATTTGTTTTTAAATACAAGAAATATTGTAAAAGGAGGTGAGGATGGGAACGTTATCTGAACGAGTTAAGACTCGTCGTATAGAGCTCCATTTAACTCAGTCAGAACTTGCAGACAGAGTTGGGCTAAAACAGCAATCAATTCAGCAAATCGAATCAGGTCTTATTAAAAGACCTCGGTTTATTGTTGAAATTGCGAAGGTTTTAAATTGTGACCCAACGTGGCTCATCAATGGCAATGAGAGAGTTGTATGAAAGCGAATATATCAACAAGAAATTTAAAAAACTGATTATTCATAATCAATTTTGCGACAGGAGACGCAGAGATGAGTTTTGATATCGATATTGTCCGCTCTGAAATTGAGAGCTGGGCTACAGAACATGGTCAAGAGCACGTGGCGATTGAGATAAGCCGTGCGTATTTGCAGATCACGCGAGACAAATCACAGAGCCGCTTACATGTGATTGAAGATGAGCGAGGGCAAGCGGATTGGAAAGCAATTAACAATAACCGACAGCAGATCTTTCGTTGGTTGCGAGGCGATTCGAACGCAGCAATGAAGAAATTAGCAGAGCTGATGCCAGCGATTGAAATGGCGTTGCCAGCTTCGAGGTTAGCTCGAGTACGTGGCGATACTAAAAACTATTTAGCATCAGTGGCCATACAGCGATTTGCAGAAGCCATGACCGAAATTTTATTAGAGGGTCGTGACATGTCACGGAACATCAATAGCGCTATTACCGCACTAAATGCAATATCACGCCCGACCAGCGTGCACTAATTCAAGAGGCAAGACCAATGCTAAGAACGACTGAATTGATTACCTACTGCAATGGTTTTTTATTGAATGGAAAGCCAGCAGACAGAAAACAAATCGAAGATATTTTCGAGGGAAGAAGGGCGGTAGCGCTCAATATTGGGATTCAGTACGAACAACAAAAACAAAAGCTACTTTTAAAGAAATTGACGCCTGATCAGTACCAGAACGCTTGCCGTGATATCGCGAAAGCGCTGGGGGTGTGAAATGAGACCATCAGACTTGTTACTCGATTTTGGGCGGCCAGTGGCTTACTACCCTGGTCTAGTTAAACGCTTTGGTAGCGTCAATGCAGTAATATTTTTTAGCCAGATATTTTATTGGCAGGATAAAACGGATTCTGAATTAGGGGTCTATAAGTCATCTGAGGATATTACGGCCGAAACGGGGTTAAGCTATCGCGAGCAACTCACCGCCAGAAAGCATCTTGTTAAACGTGGGATTTTAATTGAAACGGATAGGCGTTTAGAACACAAAATATATTACCGTATAGATTGCGACCAACTTGACCAAATTATGACGCAACCTATTGATAATCTCCCAAATGCGCAAAGCGCGATCGGGGAAAGTCACAATGGGGATTTGGCGAAACAACAAAATGAACAGTCGCCACAAGACAAATTCGACGGTGGCGGTGAAACAAATCCGCAGTTCGATCCTACAGAGATTACTACAGAGAATACTACAGAGAATACTAATGGTACGTCAGGTCTTGCTGACGAACCCAACCCCCCATCAAAAATAAAATTAGATTATGGCTCTATCCTTGAGGCTTATCACAGCATTTTGCCTGATATGCCATCGGTTAAAGTGATGACTGATGCACGAAAACGGATGCTGAGAAACTTTTGGCTAAAATTTAAATTTAACCAGGAACGTTGGGAAAATTACTTGTCGTACATTGCGAATCATTGTCGGTGGATGACTGAAGATCGTGATAACGGCCGAGGAGGTTTATGGCGACGCAAAAACTTGGATTACCTGATCACTGAACGTTGCTACGTGGCGGTCAAGGAGGAGCGAGCCAATGACAAATAATTATTTTGTTCCTCCCTGTAACCTTGAAGCTGAACAAGCGGTTTTAGGTGGTTTGATGATTAGCACAGACGAAGATAAGCGTCAGCATGTTATTTCGCTAATTAAACCTGAATCATTCTATCAGTGGTCACATAATCGGATTTTTGCCGAGATAGTACGACTGATTAAAACCAATCAGCCTACTGATGTAATTACCGTAAGCGATGCGCTAACAGCAAATGGTGATTTAGACAAAGTTGGCGGTTTCGCCTATGTCGCTGAGCTTTGTATGTTACCAACAGCAGCAAACATAGTGAATTATGCACGGATCATTCGTGATAAGGCTATACAGCGTTATGCGATTAACAATCTCAACACTTGCGTCGAAATGTTGATGGCCAATGATGGCCTTGAAGTAAATCATAAACTGGCCAATGTCCAGCAGGTGGTATCAAGCATCATTGAGCATGCTAAAACAGGTAAGAGTAAGGGCCTTAGACCAGCTCGTGATGTAGTAGGAGACTGGGTCGAGGAAGTTGAAAGGCGTTTTGATGATCCGACGAATGCCGCTGGTTTTACTTTAGGTATCGAATCACTTGATGACTTAATGGCTCCCAAGCAAGCGCTAAGAGGATCTCTAATTGTCGTAGGTGCTAGACCTAAAATGGGCAAAACCGCGTTCTACAACCGTGTAGCGACTCATTTTGCTTTAAATCACAGATTACCTACATTGTTATTCAGCCTTGAAATGACTGACAGGGGGATCATTGAGCGCATGATTGCTCAAGAGGGTGGAGTCTCAGCAGATATATTCTATACCGGTGCGCATGATGATATGGAAATGGCTCGAGCATTAGCAAGAGCTGAAGAAATTGCAGAATCCAATATGTATATCGACAGCACTCCTGGTGTTGATTTGCACCATATTATTGCTGAATGTCGAAAGATAAAAAGGGTTAAAGGAAAAATTGGGTTAATTGCAGTGGATTACCTGACATTAATCAAAGCAGCCCCTGCAGAACGCCGAGATATTGCCTACGGTGACATTACAACAGGTTTAAAAAACTTAGCCAAGGAAATGGATTGTGTGGTCCTGTTACTTACCCAGCTTAATCGTAAACTGGAAGAACGAGCAGATAAACGACCAACACCTGCAGATAGTCGAGATACAGGGCAAATTGAGCAAGATTGTGATGTCTGGATTGGCCTATACCGTGATGCGGTTTATAACAACAATGCAGATAAATCGCTGATGGAAATTATTCTTCGTTTGAATCGTGATGGAAATACCGGAACGGCTTATGGGCAGCTGATGGATTCGTATATCAAAAACATTAGCCAGAGCGAAGCTGAGAGATTGGCGCTGAAGGGACCGGGTAATAACCGTTCATACGCCAAAAAATTGCAGCAAGTTGCACAAGAATTTTAATGTATCAAAAGGTAAGTAAGATTACCTTTTGATGATTTCATTTTATTTTTTTTCTAAGAATTTAGCTTCAATATTATTATTTAAAAGTTCAGTAAAATAAAATGGGCAAGGTTTATGATAAGTTCCTATTTTAAAAGTTGAGGCTGTGGTATAATATATATCCAAATGATATAATGGATGAATTCTTCCTGATTCATGTTCAGGGTCATGATCATATCTAAGATATCCATCTTCAAATAGCATTAGCTCTTGTATTAATAGCCAAACGCTATCTGCATCTGTAAATAACTCATCTAGTAATTCAATGAATCCTCCCCAGCTGGAGGAATTGAATCTATAATCATTTGAAAAGGCAATGATTTTAGATGAAATAGTACTAGTGATCTCAGGAATATTTTTACTGTAAAAAATTAATTTTCCTTCATCTTCCCTTATGCTAAATGGAGACCGAATAGAGAAGATTTTATTTTCTGATTTGTAAATAAACCTATTCATATCATCTATTATAATATCAATGCTACTATTTGTTCTAGTTGAAACGTTGACGTAAGATATGACATATTTTATCGTGTTCATTAGTAATATGATAATATCTGTTTTTTTTCTCAATGGTTTGAAAAACATATCAATGTTTTCATTAGATATTGGAATTGAATATTTTTTCATTACAATTCTCTTAATTTAATAGTTCTAAGTTTATTCTTATAGCTTTATGGATTCTATCATAATCAAAATCATCATCAGCTATGTTTTTTACTATTTCAAATAATTTATTTCTATATTTTTCATCTACATTTATTTCATCAAACATTTCATAAACTAACTCATAGAATGATTTTTTTATTTCTGTATATTTTATAGTAGTCTTGATTCTTTGCATTTCTTCTTTGCTTGGTTTTTTTACTATTAAAGACCCTGTTTTATTAATTTCATTTAGGCCGCTTTCAATAATAGGTAGTAAACCTTCATTAGATTCTTCATTAATGAGTAAATAGCTTTTTAAAAAGGATCGGGTTAACATCATGTATAGTGCATTTCTGTAGCTTTGGTTGGAATCAATTTTTTTTGTTACACAAATGACAAATGGAAATTCCAAACCTTTTACATTGTTTTTATTACTAACGAATAATGTGTCTTTGATTTTTGTTTTTGTTTCATATGCTTTATTAACATCCCATCCAAACTCTGTTTTTATAGAGAAGAATAAATTATCAGCAGTGCTATAAACATAATCTTTATTATCAATAAAAATTATTCCGATATCATTTACCGTAACGGTGGGGTTTTCTATCTTAATGGTTTTTATTAAATCTATAATTTTTGTCTCTGATACCTCAAATTTATTTGCACTAGTACGCACAATCTCAACACTAGAGTGATCTTTATCTACTATATCAATAAACTTCCTAAGAGGCTCTCTAGATAAATGATAAAAATCATTCTTTATTTCTGTAATATATCCACATGCTAGCCATTCTTTATCTTCTAGCCATCTTAATTTTGAGTTTTCGAAAAGGCCCATTCCCAATGCATGAGCGAACATTAATGTTCTTGGGTCCGTTCTATAGCACTTTGTTAATAGATAATCTGGTTCAATTGAGTTAACTATATTTTCATCAAAAATACTTTGGAATATATCTCCTGCAACATATAGATTGTTTTTAGTTATCATGCTACACAAATGGATGAATGAATCAGGAAAATCCTGACTTTCATCTAATAAAATATAATCAAAGGCAAAGCCTTTTTCTTTGATAGAGTTATTTTTATTTAAATATTCTATAGTTTTGTTACATGCATAATCGAATGAAGTATTATAGGAATATCTATGGAATGGTGCATTATAAAAATTACATATGTAAGCATAGGCTCCTGAATTTTTATCATATCGAGAGCCCCAAGCTCCGACACACCATAGCCGATCATTCCATAAAATTTGTTTTTCTACTTTCATGAAGTTAAAAAAGTCAGGTATTCGTTTATTCAAACTAGCTGCTAAAATTTTATTATGACAAGTAAATAAAATTTTACTATCTGTGTTATCATCATCAATATATAGTTCTTTTATTTTATGTAGTAATAATTCTGTTTTACCAGTACCAGATAAACCCTGTATACGAATTACCTTTTGAGTAGGTTGTTGATATATAAATCTAGTTTGATCACCGTCAAATAATAAAACTTGTTGTTTGATCTTATCTAAAACATTATCTGGAACCTCAATGCCTGTTTTATCAATATCGTTAATACTACCTGTCAAAAGAGAGATTAGTAGCTCTGATTTTTTCTTATCTTCGGGAGATGTTAACAGGATTTGTTCAAAAAAATCATTACAGTTGCTAATATCCTTAGCATTATATGTAACAGTTAAAGCATCTCTCCATTTTCTTGGGCGACCTATTTGTTCTTTATAACGATATTTATCAGATATTGACCCAAGATCATCAATAAAATCATCTACAAAATCATCAAAATCGTCAGTGTCTTGAGTATTAAGATTTATAAATACTATTTTATAATCGGGAGAGAGAAGAATCAGAGCTTTGGTATATTTATAATTATATCTTGTATCACCAAGAGGACGATCAATTATATAAATCTGTTTTTTATTTTTTTCTGCATACTCTTCACACATACTTAAAATTTTATTGTTTACATCATTTTTTTCTACATGAAGATAAAAAAAGCTACTCAACATTATATTTTCCTCTAGTTATAAACTAGTATAAATTAAGATACACATATTTTTATTCTAGTACGTTGTTTGTAATGATTCAATATTAAAAATAACAGACGATTATTTAATCAGAGTGTTTTTATATAATTGACTATAGATTGATTTTTAAGGTTTTTCATATTCAACAGTGAATTATACTTGTAATAAAGCTTGGTTTTATTCACTTTAATATTGGTTAATGTTTATTTATTTGATATTATAGACAAAATTGGTCTGAACACCCAATCCTAAACACTTGCTGTGTCTACTGAGAGAAAGGTATGGCACAGCATAGCTTTATCAAAATGTCTAACGACACTCTTGTACCGGCTAATCCCGCTGCGAGAGATTTTTTGCATTCCAAAATCAAGTGTGGTGATGTGCTTTCGGCTGATTTTAAGAAAGCCCGCAACCCACGTTTTCACCGTAAATACTTCGCACTACTCAATCTAGGGTATGAATATTGGGAACCAACTGGCGGTAGCATTTCGCCTGAAGAAAAAGAATTGGTTCGTGGTTACGTTAAATTCCTCGCTTACCACACTGATAACGATGACGCCCTTCAATCCGCTGCTGATGTTTATCTCGATGATATAGCACAGAAACGCGCCCACAATATCTCAGCGGCTAAATCCTTTGATGCTTTCCGTTATTGGGTAGTAGAGCAATCAGGTCACTACGAAACCTTTGAAATGCCAGACGGTAGTCTACGCCGCGTAGCCAAATCAATCAGCTTTGCCAAAATGGATGACCTAGCCTTTGGCGAACTCTACAAAGCCACACTCGATGTGCTGTGGAACTTCATTCTATTCCGTAAATTTCCCACCCAAGAAGCTGCTGAAAATGCGGCTGCTCAGTTATTAGATTTTACCTAGAGGCAAGACCAATGACCAAAAAATCAAAGACCAAAGAAGATAAACAATGGCTATCAGATGTAGCAGAACTTGGCTGCATTTGCTGTCGCAATATGGGGTATGGGCCATCACCAGCGGAAATCCATCATACACGAACAGGGCAGGGTATGGCTCAACGAGCTAGCCATAAAGATGTTTTACCGTTATGCCCACCTCATCACAGACCTAGCTACGATACTGGTTTCCATGCGGCTCCTAAAACATGGCAAGAAATTCACGGTACCGAAATCGAGTTATTAGAACAAACCAAAAGAGAAGTCATGGAGCTGCGCGCATGTCGAGTATAAAAAGTATTTCTGATGGTCTGGTATTAGACAAAGAGCGTGAGGCATGGTTACAAAATTGGTTAACTCGATTTGGTACATGGGTTCACAGTGGTCGAATTGATAAACGTCAAACCAGTATGATCGCTCAATTCATGGAAAGGGTAGAAAGGCGTGATTATCCTGACAGGCCCACATGCAGTGATGATGATGGTTTGCTTATTCAGCGAGTGGTTGACAGTATTTACCGTATAGATGTTAAGGCATTTGATATGTTGCTTAGTCGGTATGCTTATTGTGCATCAGATAGGACAATAGCGCGTCTCTATCATGAAAATAGTGAACCAAGAATTATGGCGCGTAGAAATGGAATGCTAAGGGAGAGAAAACCTTCAATGTCTACTTGTCGACGAGAGGTGGAGGAAATATTAAAGGCAGCTGAATATTTATTGTACCAACCGCTGGTGGATGCATTTAAAAATAGAGAAAAAGAGGCAATATTGAAGCGAAATAGCAAAAACGTGTTGACTTCTTTGAACTAATGAGCCACTATTTCAAGGTAAGTTGCCATTTTAGTAACTTCACCAACTAACCCAGCCAATGCGCTGGGTTTTTTGCTTTCTAAACCAAGTAAAGCTTGCTGTCACCTCTGTTCAGAGTTACATGTGTATTCACGACCAATAAACGACCAAAGGTATAAAATATCATGTTAAAACATAATGGTATGACAGAAGAGGCAAAGCTTGTTTTTAATGCGGTTACAGATGAACCTGCCACAGTAGGTGAAATCGCATGGTTTAGTAATCTAACAGATTCATGCTGTCGATTAATACTGACACAACTAGCGATGGCGGGACTTATCAAAGAAAACACCAAAGAAAATACATTTCAAAATATCTAAAACTGTGAAAATGGGCGACTGTAAAGGTGTTGGTAGCACCCTTACAGTCATTTGCCCGTTCCGCTAGATCACGGACAAACTAAAGCCCACCGCTTATGTGCACAAAGCATGGTGAAGCTTATCAAAAAAGGTTTCCCTGATCTATGAAAAATACTGTAAATTTAAACAGTGTCAATTTAGTCAATGACGACTCACTCAGCTATATAAAAACACTTCCCGATAACTGTATTGATTTAATCGCAACTGACCCGCCATACTTTCAAGTAAAGGCGTGTAGTTGGGACAATCAATGGGAAAACGTCACAGCATATCTATCATGGCTTGATGAGATGCTGGCGGAGTTTTGGCGCGTTCTGAAGCCCAATGGCAGCTTATATATGTTTTGTGGCTCAAAACTTGCCGCAGATACAGAATTATTATTAAGAGAACGCTTTAACGTCCTGAATCATATCATCTGGGCAAAACCATCAGGGCCATGGCGTAGAGCATGCAAAGCTGATTTACGTAGTTTCTTTCCAAGCACAGAACGGATTTTATTTGCTGAGCATTACCAGAGCCCATACAAAGGGAAAGGTAGTGAATATTTGAAACAATGCAGTGAACTTAAAGAAAACGTGCTTAAGCCTCTGATTGAATATTTCAAGCAAGCTCGTGATATGTTGGGAATAACAGCAAAAGAGATCCACAAGGCTACAGGCAAGCAAATGGCTTCGCATTGGTTTGGTTATAGTCAATGGCAACTACCTAGCGAAACAGATTATTTGAAGTTGCAAGAATTATTCAGGCGCGTAGCTGAGGAAAAGTTAAGCCATAACCCGCTAGAGCGTGCACACGCTGAATTGGTTAGTGAGCAAATCACGTTAAGACGCGAATATCATGAATTAGCAGCGCAATACCAATTATTACGGCGCTCTTTCTCGGTTACTGTTGATGTTCCTTATACTGATGTTTGGACCTATCCGCCAGTGCAATATTATCCGGGTAAACATCCTTGCGAAAAACCCTCGGTGATGATGGAACACATTATCAATAGTAGTAGCCGTGAAGGTGATGTTGTAGCCGATTTCTTTATGGGTTCAGGTGCAACAGTAAAAGCGGCATTAAAACTTAACCGCCGTGTGATTGGGGTAGAGCTTGAAACTGAGCGATTTGAGCAAACTAAAGAGGAAGTTAAGATAATTGGAAGTACATGGTGAATTTATTGTGTTCATGATTGTAATATATTTCTAAAATAAAAAGCTGACAACGTTATCCAGTTGAATTGTCAGCTTTTTAATATTGATATTACTTATAATCGTTTTTTAATGAGAATGTAATTTGCATTTTAGCTTTTACTTTCCCAAGTCGAACCGCTCCATATATTTTAAAAAATACAGAACGAAAGCCCTTTAAGAATTTGAGCACCATTCTTAGCCTCTTTTATTTCAATTAAAGTTTACATCGATGAACAGAGGGGCTATTATCAACTTTCCACAGAAAATAATTCCGTTCTTTGCTCTATCGATTACGGAATCCAAAAAGCTAACCTAACGGGTTGGCTTTTTTATTTTGGACAAGGTCAATATACAGCATGTCAAAGGTTCGTGCTTTTTTTTAGCTAACCAATAATTGACTTTTATCAAAGATAAAAATATTCACTATGTATATCAATTCAGTATCCTAGAATAAAAGTCATCTAGCGACTAATGGATAATTATATTCTCCTTCTAAAACAATATTGTAATCAATTAGTTCATTCTCAATCTTATTTTTCAATTAACTCGGGCACTCCGTAGGGGGTGAAATTATGCGTATGGATAAATATAGCAACGCAGCCTACGGTAGTGCTGGGCTTACAGCATTCTTTGCGAGCTTATCGCTTTATGAATGGGGCTTT